TCTTCGTCTGCTGTATCTCCAAGAAACAGGTTACTTGTTCCGCTCGTAGACCCTTCAACGGCGACCACGGTGTTTAAATCACCTGCGACAACAAGTTTTCTGCCCGGCGAACTAGTCCCTATGCCTAGTCGGCCTGAAGAATCAAAACGTCCGTACTGAGTAGAGCCAGCGGCATTGCGCCAAATATGAACATTGCTGTTGTAGAAAGTATGGTTTGCGTCGGAAGGGCTTGAACTGGCGTAAAGCTGTATAGAAGAATCAGTGCCAACAGTTGTTCCACCACACAAATCAAGATTTGAGGTCTGAACAGTTTGTTTAATGGATGGATTTGTTCCGCTAACAGCAATTTTTCCAACAACGTGTAATGCTTCGGAGGGGCTGCTAGTCCCCACGCCTAGACGCCCTGAGGAGTCAATAACGAGGCTGTTGGATGGTGCGCTACCGTTAAATGAAACTGCAGGGGAATTGCTACTGCCTGCACCGATGTGATTTAGCTGGCCAGTGGAGGTGATGCGTAAGTGTTCAAGATCGTTTGCACCTAGTATCAGCGGAATAGCGCCGGTACTTGAAATTTGAAATTCTGTGGAGCTTCCAACAACTTGGCCACGTCTTGATCCACCGCTAAAAAATGACACTCCTCCGTAATTTGTGCCGTTAACGGTAATACGAGTTTGGTTTGTAAATGATTCTTGCGAAGCCGTACCTACACCAATATTGCCACTGGAGTTGATGAATAACCTGCCTTGACCATTAGTGCTGATGCCTACGCTGTTTTCGTCAGGTAGATAAACCCCATTGGCAGGGGCCGTGCTACCAGTTGGAATAAATGCGGCAGCAGTTGAATTATTAGTAAAAGTACCAGAAGCAACATTAAGAGTTGTCCCTGTAATCGTGGTGCCTGAAAGCGTTGCAAAGTTGGCTGTTGTACCTGTAACAGTAGTTCCGGTAACAGTAGTAAAGCCTGCAGTATTTCCTGTTAATGTTCCAAACTGACCCGCAGTTCCGGTAACCGTGGCCCCAGATACAGTATTCCCTCGCACCACGGTTCCGGAGACAGTGCCGGTGACAGTTACGTTTCCACTAAACGTGGGATTCTGAACTAAACCAGAAATAGCAACACTTACGTCACTCGAACCAGAAGTAAACGTAATCGTGTCAACTTTTATCGTACCGTACGGCATTTGCCCAACGCTTTTTTCTTATTTTAACCGAAAAACTTACGGGAGAATAATCAATGGACCTTGAATAACAAAGCCAGCCGTACTACCCGAAACAACACCGGAACATACAATTGCCGGAGTTGCACCCGAAGGTGTTGTAATAGCAAGTGTACTGCCAGTTATATTTGTGAATAAACCGGTGTTACCAGTAACAGTTGTACCGGTGACGGTGGTAAATCCAGCTGTACCACCAGTCAGTGTGGTGAACTGAGCAACGTTTCCTGTAACGGTTGCACCAGAAACACTGGTTGTGCCGACAACATTAACGCCAGTAATGTTGGTTGCTTGAACCGCAGTCCCGGTAATTGTTTGCCCGCTAATGTTGCCGGTAATGCTGACGTTGTTATTAAAGAAGGCTTGACCGGAAATAAACAAACCGGACAGAATGGTGAAATTACCACTGATTGTCTGGTCACCAGAAAATGTTTGGTTAATTGCAGTTAAGTTAACAAAAACACCAGATAAGAACTGGGCTGACTGACCTGTAATTGTTGTACCGGAAAGCGTACTGGTAAAGACACCTGATACACCAGTGAGGTTTGTGAACCGACCCGTATCTCCTGTGACAACAGCACCAGAGACTTCTGTGGTGAAGCGTCCGTTAACGCCTGTGATATTAGTGACTCGTACCGTATCGCCGGTGATGGTTGCTCCTGATAACTGCGTTGTAAATACGCCGCTGACACCAGTGATCGAACTTCCTTGAATGAAGTTACCTGTGACAGTGGCCCCAGAAACTTGGCTGGTAAAGACACCACTGACCCCAGTAATTTCAGTGAAGCGAGCTGTCGTGCCAGTAACCGTAACACCACTGATGGTTCCAGTGGAAACCGTAAGTCCAGAAGTAATGTTTGCCGTCTGGCCAACAAAAAGAGTGCCACTGGTTGCAATATTGCCGGTGACTGTAATATTTTGTTTAACAATTCCAGTTGTAATTGTTGCTGTTTCAGCTGTCAGTGTGGTGAAGTTTGCAGTGTCACCCGTGATCAGCGCACCTGACAACTGCGTGGTGAATACGCCAGAAACACCAGTGATCGAACTTCCCTGGATTGTGTTTCCAGTGATTGTTGTGCCGGACAGTTGAGAGGTGAATACACCGCTTACACCAGTGAGGTTGATGAATTGAGCAGTATTTCCGGTAACAGTGGCACCGGAGATTTGAGAAGTAAAGACGCCGCTTACTCCTGTAAGAGATGTAAGAAGAACCGTATTTCCTGTAATCGTTGCTCCGGAAAGTTGAGACGTAAAGGCACCGGAGACTCCGGTTAAGGAATTTACCCGAACGGTGTTACCAGTAATGGTGGCCCCACTGAGCGTGTTGGTGAAGGTGCCAGATATTCCCGTAAGGGAACTGACGCGAACCGTGTCACCAGTAATGGTGGCGCCAGAAAGCTGCGTTGTAAAGACACCGCTAACACCACTGATTAACGTGCCGCTCAGATTGGTAAATGTTCCGGATGTGAACTGAGCTGCCGTTCCAGTAATCGTGGTGCCGCTAAGGGTTCCTGTGATCTGTACGCCAGAACTAAAGAAACCCGAACCAAGGACTGACAGGTTGCCGGAAATCGTTTGATTCCCAGTAATGGTGTGAGTGCCTGCCGTTAGGTTTTGAAAAACACCAGATGTAAAGTTTGCGGTGGTTCCAGTGACCGTTTCCCCGGATAAATTACTGGTAAACACACCGGAAACACCGGTAATGTTTGACACCCGAACCGTATCGCCGGTAATGGTGGAACCGGAAAGCTGACTCGTAAAAGTACCGGAAACACCAGTTAAATTACTGACGCGAACCGTATCACCAGTGACAGTTGCTCCGCTTAAAGCAGTGGTAAATACGCCAGAGACACCTGTGATATTGGATACACGAACCGTATCTCCGGTAATGGTGGCGCCGGAGAGAGATGTGGTGAATGTACCAGTAACGCTCTTGAGGTCTGTGAAGAGACCAGAGACCCCGGTCACCGTATTACCACTGATCGTACCGGTGGTTGTCAGATTGTTTTGAACAATGACACCACTAAAGGTGGCAAGGCCAGAACTGGTGACAGTATTGAGGGAGGTCGCACCACTAACGGTTAGATCTCCAGTAATCGTGATGTTACCGAAAATGGTTTCACCACTGATGTTGACGTAATATTGATCTAAATAATTCCGAAACTGAGTAAAAGTAATTTTCTTATTACGAAGCGTCGGGTCCACTTCGAAGACGTGGACGAGCGTAAGTAGGTCCTGCTCATTAATGGCAAGCCCGTCAATCGACGGGAATTCCGAGATTCGTCTGTTTGCCACCTACGATTACGCCATATTCTTACCTTTAATTATAAATCTCTTTGTCTATCGAACTTTAATTTCAATCTTGGGCAAAAGATTGGAAGCAAAGTTCCAAGTCCATTGAATTCCTGTTACAATCCCACAAGATAGAAGGATTACTAACAGCAATTCTGCAACTGTAAAGTTGCGACGCACATAAACAACACGAGGTTGTTGTTGAGGAGCGGCGGTTTGTTGAGCCATGGTTTGTTGAATCGCCAGCTCACGGGCACGCGCCTTCATAACCTCCAGTTGTTCGGGCGTGATCTGCGGAGGCAGGGGCGCTTGGCTGGGGGGAATCTGTTCTTCCATTAGGGCAAACCATTTTCCAACACGTTAGCATCTAACTGAAACATTTGTTGTTATGAACTACGGCTTAAGAAAGGGTTTAGAAGACATTGCGTTTGAACTCAAGGGCATTCGCAACATCTTGGCTTCCATGTGGCACAGTCGTTACGAGAATGGCGAAACAGACGTTCTTAATCCTGAGGCTTATGCCGATGAATACATTTCTACGGAAGAATGCGCCAGGCGCCTGAACGTTTCAGATCAAACGTTGCGTAATTGGATGGCCATTGGCCGGAAGGAACCATCGAAGGGCTGGGTGGAAGGCCTGCATTACGTCAATGCTTCTCCCAATCCCAACAAAAAGGCTGTCATTCGGATTCCCTGGAACAATCTGGTGCGCTCTTTTGGCAGAAACCCTGAACTGAAGTCAGAGGACTACCGGAAACCAAAGTCAAATCTTTACAGGACCAAGGCGTATGATCCACTTGAGTGATGGCGCACCGATTTAAGGGCTTTGAAGTAGATGACGTAGATCTTGAGAACTATCAAGACCTTCTCCCGGAATCTCTGGCGTTGCAGATTGAAATGTTTCTGCCACCAGAGGGGTCTTTTGATGCCGGCTGCCTAAGAAGGTACCTGCAAAACTTAAAAAACTATGAAGAAGAAGACGCTAATTCTGGCATGACTCTGGCAAATCGTTTGCGCCTGGCGTTTCGTGATTTGAAAGCCGATACAATCTGCGGTAAATTCCCGCAAGCAGAACTGCCACTTAAACGAAGGCTGCGTTGTGTAGCTGAATATCTTATCCGGTCTGGAGAGTTGGATAAAGTACGGGATGAAAATGGAAAGCTCACAAAAAAACGTGGTGTTCTTGGCAAAATGGTCGTTCTATACCAGCCGACAGATAAACTGATTGAATCGTTGGCCCGTCAGGGGCTATTAGAAGTATGAATCGTCGAGAAAAATTGATCGCATCTGTGGTCGGCCCTGAGCTGGACGATACAAAAACCAAGATGCTTGATGCCACCGTAAAGTTGATTCTTGGTGACATGGGGCAACAGTACTGCAAATTCTGGGAACACGAAGGGCCTGGAATTATGGTGTTCCAGCCAGAAAACAAAGAGCGATCAATGTTCTTTATGACATTGAAAGAGTTGCATGCGGCCAAGGAAGACTGCGAACGGACCGATGATGGAGACATGGCCGAGACTTTTAGGCGTATCTTGAACGCCGCACAGAAAATCGACCCCACCGAAAAGGCTGGTTACTTGATTAACGATCAAGAAGGTCTTCGGTATTGTGAAGTTGATTATAACAAAATGATTAAGGACTGATGCCGATCCCAAGTATTCACTCCCACGTTGAGGACCGGGAGTTAATTACAAACTACGACTTGGTGTCAGCGGCTCATGCCGTGCTTGGAGGCATTGATTTGGATGTCGCCAGCTCCAAGGTGGCTAATCAATATGTGGAAGCAAAAGAATTCTTTACTCCTTCGGATGATGGGTTGAATTGCCAGCAGTGGCACGGGAATGTTTACTTGTTTCCCCCAAGTGGTGCTTACTTTTGGGACAAGAAAAACCAGCGGTGGAAGATGACCCGCTCTTCTTCTCCTACTTTGACCTCTTCCCATGCGGTCTGGTTTCGAAAACTGTATAGAAGCTGGATGGCCGGTGATGTAAAGCAAGGTTTGTACTTTACCAACTGCCCGGACATGATTCGGTATGAACAGAAAATCTTTGACTTTCCGATGTGCATATTAAAAATTGCGCCAACCTTGTTGAAAAATACCAGTGAGGGGGTTGGAAAACATAAAACCTGCACCTCGTTTTTGGTCTATTTGCCACCAATGGAAAACGCCACGGAAGCCACTGAAAGATTCGCGGATATCTACGCAGAAAAGGGCCGTATTCTCTACTGAATTTCGTATACTGAGTAACGATTGAACAAAGAAATGACGGTACTTGCAGACTGGCAGATTCGTGTACTGGCAAAAGAGCAAGAGATGATTGCTCCATTTGTCGACCATATCGTAAGCGAAGAAGAGGGTCGGCGCCTTTTGAGCTACGGTCTTAGTTCGTACGGTTATGACATCCGTTTATCTCCAACGCAGTGCTTGATTTTTGGCAAGGTACAGGCGGGAGATTGTGACCCAAAGGACTTTGATCCTGAAATCTTAAAACCCGCTGAGCTGCTTGAGGACGAACGCGGACAATACTTCCTGCTACCGCCGTACGGATATTGCCTGGGCGTTGCCAAAGAACGACTGAAGCTCCCCAGGGATGTCACTGTGGTGGCCGTTGGAAAGTCAACGTACGCACGCTCTGGAATCCTGGTCAACATCACGCCTGCCGAAAGCGGATGGGAAGGTTACCTGACGTTAGAGATCAGTAACTGCACTGGACTCTTTAATCGAATTTACGCCAACGAGGGTATTACTCAACTGTTGTTTTACCAAGGCGCTCCTTGCGAAGTCAGCTACCAAGATCGGAAAGGCAAGTATCAAGACCAGCCGCCGAACGTGGTGTTCTCTCAGGTCTGATTAAATAAACGGCTTGCCAAATCTTGGCTGCGGTTTATTAGCGTAGTTTGTACTGCCTGCGGTGCCCGCTGTATCTCCCATCGATGGAAGAACGGTGCCGCCAAAAGGTGTGCCAAAAGAAGAAACGTCGATGACCGCTGGATTCCGTGGCGTTTCACCACGGATTGTGGGTTCGGCAATGCCTGCTCTTGTTTTATACGCACCAGCGGTTTTGACCGCCCTCATGTATTGACCGATTCTTTCCTGTGGATTGTTAATACTTTCTACCGATAAACGTTCGTCCGGCTCAATGCGACGAAGATCCGTATCATATATTTTCTCTGGATTTAAATCAGTTACCTCAACACCTGACGAACCTGAATCCAGGCGAGGATCGTAGGTGGGATCAAAAAATTTTGCCATAGTATTATTGTAAAAGGAATAAATCAAGCCTTTAATATCATGTACCACAGCGCGGCAGGATTCCTGGATAGCTTTGTACAGGACGAAGTTAAGTGCCGGTGTTTGGACTTAGAAGAAGACTTCGGTCAGCCAATTGACAACGCAGAAAACGACGTTCCGCTGTACGATATGTACAATCGTGGACTTGTGGCATGCGAGCAAGGGCTGGAGCGGAACCCACTGAATATCGAAGGGATGGACAGGCCGGGGCTAACGGGTTACATTCCGTCGATGGAGGAAGCCGTCCAGGCGGGAGCAGCGCCTCGTCCCAAGACTCTGGTATTGGAGCTGGGGGAACCGACCGAGGAGATGCTCGAGATGTCACGAAAGCGCCGTGGTTTAACCCGGTAGATCCGCATAACAAAACCACCGAGACCGACGACTTTGTCAGTGATTGTCCCGGTGGTGTTTGCCCGGTACCTTGGTTAACAAAAGAAGAGGCTCCGGTGATCCAGGTCGATGTAGTTAATCACCCGTCTCATTACACTGACGGCGGAATCGAATGCATCGAAGCCATTGAAGCCCAATTAACCGCAGAAGAGTTTCGCGGGTACCTAAAGGGAAACATCGCTAAGTATGTGTGGCGTGAGAAGCATAAAGGCGGGACAGAATCACTGAAGAAGGCACGGTGGTATCTTGATCGTTTAATTGCTTTGGACGAAGCTCAAAACGGCTGATACTCTTCTTCTTCGTCGTCATCGTCGCCAACCATACAGCTGGCGGCGAGTTCGACTAATTCAAGATCAGTGGGGATATCCCAGTCAAGATCAATATTTTCGTCTGCCATCAAAGATTTAACCGCGTACCATTCCATGAGACGTTGGTGGTATAGGTTGAGTAACGCAGAATACAGCTGATCCCAAGTCATCTCTTGGGCTGCAAGCTCAGCCTTACGCATGGAGAATTGCAGTTCCAAAGGAAGTTGAAACTCCCTGGGTTCGACTAAACGCTCCATGTAATTCTCAGCCTTAGATTTAATTATTCTAAGACTACATGGCAAACATGGCGTCAAGCTCCTCTTGGGAGAACTCTTGCCATGGATTTCGATCTACGTCAAATTCATTGGCAAATTCTGACAGGACATAAGGGCTGATGTTTTCTTCTAGCTTGCGAATTGCACGCACTTCGTGTGGAGCTGCGGTGTAATTCCGAAAAGCACGCAATAAAACTTCTGTAGACGCCCAGGGATTTGCATCAATCTCCTCCAAGAACAAATCAATTTCTTCTCGCCGTCGATCAATGAGGCCGCCAACAACTTTGTGGTATGGATCAAAGATCCAGTTACCCATCTCCTGGGTGACGCTAAAGAAATCTTCTCGGTCAAGACAGTCAACAATCTCGCTGTATAAGAAAGCTTCCCAGCCGACAGAATGAACAAAAGAAATCAAGGCCTGAAGCATGCTGTTATCCAAGCCAAGATTTAACTTGTGTAGCTGACCTTCAATAATATGAGCTTCATGAAATAAATATTCCAGTGCTTTTTCTTTTGAGCAGCGCTGCCCTTGTTTTACGGGAGAACCGTCTGGATAAAATTGAGTGCCATACCCAAACGTATAAGGCTCGACCCCAGTGTAAGGATCAGGGTACGCCTTTTCGTTAAAGCCTTCGTACTTGCGGATTAAATTAATCGCACGAGTAATGTCGGACATGGGGATAACACCTGTTACCCCCAATCATACACAAATTATTTACCCTGGCCGCGAAGTTTTTTCCGTCCATGGCTAGGCTTGGAATGTAATCCTTGCCCTTGCTTAGTGCGTTTTGGTTTGGATTCGATTTTAATTGCAGTGCTGGATTTGGGTTTGGCCATTGTGGTTACCAGTTGTAATTACACGCCCACCATCCGGGAGTCAGTTTGTCTTTTTTCTCGGAGCAGTTGTGACGCGCCTTGAAGTTAGCACGTCTTCCCTTGTCTTTGTGCTGAAGATAATCTTCGTATCCCCTTGCTCCAAACCGTACAATTTTTTCTTCTCCGTTTTGACAAGCCTTGACGACATACTTATGCTTGTCCCCCTTTGGCGCCCGCTGGGGCTTGTTGCAAGGCATCTTGTCTTTCTGATAACGCTTTGCGGCCGAGGCAGCTTTTTTATGTTTATCTGACATTAGAAACCTTTAAGGAAAGATGTGAACTCGCCAAGGATTGAAGCGCCTGTCTTGGATTTGTAATCCTTTTCATCATCTAATCCTAGATTAAAGAAATCTTTTTTTGTATCCGTCTCATCATCCGCTGTTGGCACAGAGAAGATATTCGAGAATTCTCCTTTATCTCCACCCGTTAGTTTTTCAACAGTGCCAAGAGCTGCAAACGGATCTTTGGTATCAAACTCGATAAACTTCAGACCGCCCGACTTGCTTCCTGCCTGCGTTAATATTTTTTGTTCTTCAATGTCAAGATCTGGGAAAAAGTTCTGATAGAAATCATCCTCTGTTCCACCGTATCCTGCACCTTTAAATGCTTTGTATAAAGCGGTTTCGCCTTCTGCGGCACCAGCTGTGTCGGTTGGTTTTTCAATATAAAAAACACCCAAATTTTTCTGCGTAGGTTTAATGCCCTTTTTCTTAAGCTCTTTTAATTGTGGTTGCAGTTCCACCGCAGAAACCGTTTTAAAAGTGTCTGCAATATAACTTTTTAATTCATCATAAGAACCTTGGAATTTTTTAAGCTTGAATGTATCAAGCACTTTGCTCCATGTGGATTTGTCGTCAGGTTTAACGTTGTAATTGCTTAGTAAATTATCAGCAAATTCATCTGGCTTTATGAAATTGCCAAAGACAGTCATTTTATCTGTTTCGCTTTTAACAGCAGGCAAAATGGTGGTGTAGATATAGTCTTGAACTTTGGCAGTGGTCCAAAGATCCTCTGCTGCATCAAAGCCTTTGAATTGGCCCTGCACCTGAAAATGTAACTTCGCAAACGCATCTTTATCATTTACGTCTACACCATATTTATATGCCTGCTCGAACCAATCACCGTTTTGGGCATTCACTTGTTTTTTGGCTTCTTCCCAATCTTTAGCTACTGTTTCGGCTTGCAGTTTGTAATTAGCTTGTTGCTGTGTCGCGCCAGCCAAACTTTTTGCTTGCTCAGATTTTAAATTTGCATTGGGATCAAAATAAAACTTTGGATCAAAGTAAGCATCCTGAAGTTGTTTGAGCTGATCCAAATAGGCCTGTGATTTCAAGCTGGCAGCGTCCACCGCAGCGTTAACCATGTCCTGCGTTTGAAACGGGTTCTGCTCTTCGTCTTTGACGTTAACGTATTCTATGAATTCGCTAACTGTTTTAGATTCATTGAAGCGTGGAATTAAGTATTGCTCAATAAATTTTTTGGCAAAATCGGCTTCAACTTGAATTTTTTCTTCTGCATCTTTTTTGGTTAGGCCCAGCTCAAGATCTTGTTTGTATTGTTTTTTAAGGCTCGTATCAAACCATTGTTGCCAGTTATAAATGCTACTGGTGTTTACGCCAGTCATATTCTGAAGAGACTTCTCAAGACTTTCTTGAGCTTTATTTCCCTCTGCTCCGCTAAACGCAAGAATACCACCAACGCCAGAATCACCAAGGATGGAATTGCTGAGTGTTTGATTGATATTGAGTATTTCTTGGAATCCCGGTAGACCGCCCATCATGGACAGCATTTGTTCTTTTGCTTTCGCTTTTTGCATTTCGCTGATTGTGTTTTTTAACACATCCTGCGTTAAAGCACCGAACTGCTTGGTCTTCTTAATAGCGTCTGCGCCAATAGCTTCGCTGACGGCTTCTTCTAACTTAGTTCCAGGTTTTGTTTCTTTGACTGCTTCATAACCAATGCCAAGTTGTTGGTCCTTAATGCCAGCAATGTCTGAATCTGTTGGCTTCTTTTCAAGATATTCTTTAGAGGCTAAAAGCTCTTCTGCTTTATTTCCCCGCTTGCCAGAAGGCTTACCAACTGTTGTGTAATTGTAAAGGGCAAAGATTTCTGGACTTTTGTACTGTGCCAGAATATCTAAATCTCCTTGTTTTTCTGCTTGTTCCCACGTTGCTTGTACGGCAGGGTTTTCACCGACGTAATACTTAGGATCAAAACCCCCCGCTGGCGGCTTTGCACCAAGATCAATGCTCCAACCACTACCAACGATTTCTTTTTTGTAAAAATCGTTATAACTTTCAAAAGCGTCGTTAAATTGAGTATCCGAAATACCGGCCTGATTGGCCTGGTCCTTAAGACTTTGGAGTGTATTTTTTTGACTTAGATAACTACCAGCGCCTGCTTTTTGCGCAGCTGAGGCGGTCTCTAAAATCTTTGTATATACAGCATTCTTTTTGGCCAACTTATCGTTGGCCGCAGCGTTGTCTTCGTTTTTTTGTTTGTTAATTTTATTTAAAGAAATATTGTCCGGATCTTTAACAGTTTTGTAAGCAGCTTCATATTTACCCGTCTTTGGATTATAAACTATCCCGGCTGCTACTTGTTTAGTGGTTGGGTAATCGGTTTTATAGTCTGTCGGCAAGTAATCTTCTTGAGAAACTTGCCATTGACCGTTGTAATAATAAAGATTTTTAATTGGCATTATCCTGCCGCAAAACCTGGGACCACAGTATCAACATTATAAGAAAAAAGACTTATCAGATCTTCGGACATCCAATTTTGAATTAAAAGTAAACGCTCTTCGCTAAAGTAAGTCTGCTGCCTGTACCAATCTTCCATCTTGGCGCTTGCCTTATTCGTGTTGCAGCGACGACAAGCTGGAATTAAGTTGTTTCGATAACTGGAGCCAGAGCGAAACCGAGGGACAATGTGATCCAATGACGTGGCGCAGTCATTGCAGTAACCGCATTTATGACCCCAGGCTTCGTAGATGGATTGTCGATAACGTTTCTTTGCTAACTTTGGAGTTAATTCAATCAGTAGAGAGAGGGGTTCCTGCTCACAACTGAACATACTCTTTAGTTGCCGTTATCTTATTTTAATTTCACCTCGCTTGTATCCAAACACAACACAAATCCAAAAACAGTCTTAAGAACCTTGACTTAGGCAAGTGGGTCGATACTGTACGAAGGCAAGCGTTTTTCCGCGCCATGACCAAAATCAGAGGATGGGTCTCCGTCCAGCGAGCCGAGGAACTCCTGGGCATCGATCGCAAAACCCTCTTTAAGTATCGCGACAATAGCACCCTGAAACTGGGTCCGCATTACGCAGCATTTCCTGAGACACGTTGTCGGAACACCTATCGGTGGAATACCGAGAAGATTAGGAAACACCTGCAAAAACAGGGGTTGATGCCTGCTTGCGCTTGAAGTTGCGGTAGTGGCCTTTCCTGAGGCGATGCGCCAAGAACAAATCAGTCATGTTTAAGGAAACATGTTGATATGCCATGGCCTGGCAAAGGGCTGAATGAAGGGACTTCCAACAGCGTCGCATTGTGCGGGGCTGTTTTTCTTTGAGTTGAAAAAGCAAAACCCACTGAGGATGTAGTGGGGGAACGGGTCGCTTTTTGTCTTTCACATAAATCGTGGAGTTATCACCCCACACAAAATCCATTAGTTCATCTGGTTTTAAACCATAGGTTGCGACCATGGCATAAAGCCATCCAACATCTTTGGTTTTTGGGTTTGAGATCAGCTTGAAGAACTCGTCCACTATCCGCTGATCCACAGGCGGCTCGTGAGTCATGGGTGATATGAGCTGGAATAACCCGACCATATACACGCGGGCTACCAGCTGGCAAGGGATAAAAGAAACCTTAATAAGTCTCGTGAGACTTATTAGAAGTATACAATATTAAGATTTTTTATATTATTCGGGCACTACGCCGCTAGCGAAAGCGCCCCATGCCAAACCAATGGCTTCTATCGTGGAGATCTCCCCCGATGCATAAGGAAGATTAATTACATCGCCAACGTGATACACGGTGGGAATACCACTGGCCTTAATTGGACTAAAGCCAT